TAACAAACCTATTTCTTTGTCACAGAACACAACTATTGACAATCTGCCTGGTAAATTTTATACACATGCAGATGGTGTTGATAGGAGTGTTAAGTTGTCTGCTATGCCAGATAACACACTTCCTAATCATCAGGGCTTGTTTTCATCAACTATGGATGAGATGGATATAAATCATGTTATTTCCAAATCAGCTATTTTGATTTCAAATAAGCAATGGTCTAATATTGCAGCTCCTGGTGATTTACTAACATATTGGAATGTAACACCAGGTTTGTCACAATTGGATACAAATAATTCACAAACTTATTTTACTACACCATTAAGTTTTGTTGCATCTATTTTCCAACAGTGGAAAGGTGGTATAAAATATCGTATATCTTTTGCTAAGACAGGTTTTCATTCTGGTAGGATAAGAATTTCTTTCCATCCTGGTATTTTTAATCCCAGTGCTGTTGGTGATAGTTCTTATGTTTATAATGAAATTTTAGATTTGTCAGTTACTTCTGAAATGGAATTTTGTATTCCTTATGTTGCAAATACTCCATGGAAATATGCTGAAATTTTTGATCATGGTGATATTCCAGATTCAAAATTTTCAACAGGTATTGTTATGATGAATGTTTTGACACCTTTAATGGTGTCTAGTGATTCTGTTGCTAGTTACGTTAAGTATAATGTTTGGATTTCTGGGGACTCAGATATGTCTTTTGCTATTCCTAATATTTCAAATCATGTTATTGGAAATTTTTCCAACGTAACACAGTTGCGTAGTGTTGAATTTTCAAACATGATTAATACTATTAAATTGTCTGGTTTTAATGCTATTGATGAAGAAAGTGATGTAGTTAAATTGGTTGATGGATCAGTTATTTCAAGGGAAGATTATTGCCGTTATTTTGAGGATGAATCAACTGATGTTGAAAATTCTATTAGTTCCTTTGTCTATGAAGATGGTATTTTTAAGGCTCAAATTTTTAATGATACTGCTATTGCAACAGAGCACAATGAACAAGTTGTAGATTCTGCTCGAAATTTCTTTTCAATGAAAACATATTCTCCAACAATTGCTGAAGAATTGTGTATTGGTGAGAAGATTACAAATTTGCGTCAGGTCATTAAACGTTTTAGTCCTACATTTAGAGTTCTTGAAAATCAACCATTTCCAAGTGATTTGAAGAGATTCGCTATTCCTTTTTCGAAAGCAACAACAACTGATGGTAATTTGAATACTTTGCGTATTGATCCCTCTTATTTTGGAGACAATCAGGGTCTTATTACTAACACTTTTCAAAATTATTCTTTGAATGCTGAATTCAATCCTACAACTGCTGTTTCATTTTTTGCTACTGCTCATGTAGCTACCTATCTTCCTCTTAATAATTTGACTAATTATATTAGTCACATTTATAGATTTTATAATGGTAGTCGTAGATATAAATTTTTCTTTGGTGGTTCTAGAAAATTTAATTATAATGGAAGTTCTTCTGCCCCAAATGTTACTCACAATTTTGGGCGAGATGTACAACCTTATGTTGTTTCTAGAGCACAACAAACTGTTTTAAATGGTGCTATTCTTAAACCCCAATTGATTAGCACACAAAATCATGCTGTTGAATTTCCAACATTTTCTTCTATTGTATATCCGGATTTAAATGGGTGTATGGAATTTGAAGTGCCTTATTATGCACAGACTCCAATTTCATTGGTTGGTCAGGGAACTATTACATCCAATGAAGGTCCGTTGATTGA